CCTGTATTGCTGCTGTAAACTTAGGGCCACCAATCCTATCAGTGCCCTTCCAGAATAAACTTGACCAAGTCGAGTTTAAGATGACATCATCAAAGATATTAAAGAAAATACTCTTTACATTTTCAGCAAAACGTATGAGATGACCAGTAATTTCAGTAAGATTTGGCAAATATCCTGATAAATCAAGGGGTGGTATTTTAGCGAATAACTTTTGAAATGTGCTTTCTTGGTTATCTTCTTCAGTAAGGCCTAAAAATTCTTTTAAAGAATTTGATGCCTGTTTAAGAGATTCTTTAAAACCCTCTACAGTAAAATCAGATGAGAAGATGCTAGCAACTGAGTCGTACATCTTCTTAGCGGTATCTTGGAAGTCCATTCTTAAATTAAGTAAACCGATTTGTAGCTTTAGAAAGTTTATCTCTGCTCTATCAGCAATGAACCTGAATGCAGTGGTCAGGAGTTCGATTTTACCTCTTGCACTATCTGAAAAACCTGCAATATTATCAATGGCTGCTAAAGCTCTAGTAAATTCGTCCCTCATCACTACTGAGAGAGAACCAATCGTAGGCTCTAGTGTAAGGAATTCTTTTTCAATAGCACCAATTTGGCTAATGAGCGCATTAAATACAGCCTCAGAGGTAATTTGACCATCTTTAGCTAATGAACGAAGCTCACCAAAAGGCTTACCCATACCATCAGCAATGGCTTGTGCAATCCTTGGGGTTTGCTCTAGAACAGAGTTAAGTTCTTCACCCCGTAGCTCACCAGAAGCCAAACCTTGACCAAGCTGAATAATAGCTGCCCGTGCTGAGTCAGCAGAAGCCCCTGACAACGTGGCTGCTTTAGCAACAGCCTCTGTAACAGCTAGAATGTCCTCTGTAGATTTGCCTGCACCAGATAGTGCTAAACCAAAGCGGTTAAAGGTTGCGGCAGTAGTGTCAATAGAAGAGCGACCCCTAGCAGCGATAGCGTAAAGTCGTTGTAAAGCTGCCTGTGACTCTTTACCCCTGCCTGTAACGAGTGCAATACTGTTTTCAAGGTTCTTAAGATCATCTGCTGCGGACACAATACCTTTAATAGAAACGAAACCAGAATACGCAGCAACAGCACTTTTAATTGAATTTGCAAGACCGCTAGTAACAGACTGAATCTTTCCAACGGATTTTTCTAATTTTTGTAATTCACCTCGTGCTTGGGTTGTATTAGCACGTACCCTAATTTCTACACCACTCATGATGCCTCCATTTAATAAAATTGCCCCCTAACAGTCTCGTATATCGAGAGCCATCAGAGGGCAGTTATTTAAGGGATTAATATACCTATTTTCATTAGCACCTGTTCTATAAAATAACGAGGTGCTTGTCTGCTGTGTCCATTGTTAAGGACATCTATGTATTCAACTTCATTAGAGATTGTACCATCTCTAAAACCATAAGTGTCATACTTTTTTGTATTTTTCCAACCACGCCTTGCTCTACCTGTATCAACAGGTGTAACAACTTTTAAAGTGTCGGTTGCGTAATCGATTCTATCATCAATTTCAAGGTTAGTCATTTGACTGACTTCTTTTTCAACTCTCCGCATTTCTTTTTGAAAGTTAACAACTTCCATACTAAATACTTCAGACATGGTGGTTTCCTTATTTAATTTTCCAACCAGAAGAATCTCCACCCTTGGCTCTAAGCATCATATCTAAGAATTTACCCTTAGGCACTGCCTTATCTGGAACCTGTCTATCTTGTTGATCCTGTTTAATAGTCTTTAAAGATTGGAATATGCTTTCAGCTGAAGCCTTGACCCCCGCTGCACGAAGCAACAAATATGTTCTTTGATCTTCTTGCCATCCAACAGGGCGTTGTTTGAAGAAAGTAGTCCATTTTAATAACTCATCATAAGGCATCTCTGATAGTAGTTGATAAACAGGAATTCTTAAGTTGTAAGCTATTTCATATAGTGTTTCTTCTTGTGTAGTTAGTTTCCCGAAGAAGCGTTCCCTAACCCCGCAATACTCATGATCTTTTCAGAGAGTTGGGTTAGTTCGCCAACGGGAAAACTATTAAAATCCTCATCGGTAATTTCGGCAGCATCTGTTACTGCTAAACGAATAACATCTTTGATTAAACTAATGTCATCGTATTCTGTCTTTTTATTTTGTGATTTCTTAATGAGATCTTGAATCTTAAAAACTTCGTTGACTGTTAACTTTTTAACCTCAACTTCTTCATCCATAAATTTTACTTTTTCAGTAATCTTTTTTCCAACTAAATGTTTCATAATGTATATTAACCCAACTTATCTTTTTCTGTGAACAAATCTTTGTTATTTTCTTGGAAGTCATCTAAAATTTTTCTTACTGTATGTAATACAGAAAGAGTTTCTAAACACTCTTTTCCTTCATGAGAATTCTCCTTGAAGTCTCCAAAACGTTCAAAACTTTTTCGTATACTAATGTCTACACTTCTGCGCATATGCCGAAAGGTAGTACGCATAACAAAACTCTTACTAAATGGTTTATCTGTCATTATATCTCTCTTATATAAAAGAGAGAGCTGTTAAGCTCCCTCTAATTTTATCATTAAGCAGCAGAAATAGTTGCTGGGCCAAAGAAGTCAGATTGAGCAGACAATGTGACAGTCGCAGTAGTAGCATCTGTTAACTGTGGGTTAACCAAAATTGCTTCAATTTTACCTTTAAAGTAAAATTCTGTGTTTGCTTTTGCCAAGGTAGAGCCTGCGCCTTCATCCGGTGTACAAGCTGATTCAGCCATCATAAAGCGGAAAACAAGTTGTTGACCAATGAGGGCGTGAATTGCTTCCATGTCAGATGCAATGTAGTTTACAGTAACTTCAAGTGTAGGTGCATCGGACTGGCCTTGTACCTGAGAAGAAGTGTTTTGACCATAAACAGGTACGTTTACGATGTTTGCAGGTGTACCGATAGACGGGAATTCCCGTACGGAAGGCATGCGCACATGATCTGCGTCTGCTGTACCTGGAGTTGTCCCAACAAACAAAGCGGCGCATTCTGCGGCTGTGTCTGTACTGGCTGGGATCGTGCCTTTAAAGAAATCAAGGTAGGTAAAAATACCCGCACCAAGAGTTGAAATATGAGCCATTTGTTATTCTCCGTATATTTTAAATGGTATTATGTAACTTGCGCTATAAAGCGACTTGTTATATGGGTCTAGCCCTTCCACATTCAGATAAGATGTAGCAAGCTCTGTGCCATTAGCTAGTTTTTTTGTTTTCAAGATTAATGTCGAGAATATCTGAGATAGCCATGATGCGAGATTGCCCTTCACCAGCTTTAACAAAGATTTTAACTACAATTAGTCCATTTAAGCTTTTAATGCCGCCGTGAGCGAGTTGGTCACTTGAACTGGGTAACACATTTAATCTACAGAATTCAGTTTCAGTACTAATTGTACCTTGGTAGTTGTCAGGATAAACATCTATGTTGTTTAATATCCAAGTTTCAGAAGCAAAAACAGCTTCAATGTCGTCTAAAACATTGTCATACATTTTATGCTTCCTTCACTAGGATTGCTTCAATAGTAAAACCATTGTCACTATAATCAATAATATTATATACCTTTTCGTTTACAGTTAAAGTGTCATAAACAGAAAGATTTACCCCAGATCGCAACATTGCAGTAACTGTAAACCCATCACCAGAGGGCTTTTGAGTTGACTGAATAATTACATCTACAACAATGCTTCCAGAAGTACTGATAGTACTACGAGTAGCAAAATCATAACCTGAAACAGATTTTGAAGAAAGTGTCCCTTGTTTAACCAAGTCTCCTGCAGCAGCAAATGCCTTATTAACGGCAGTAGTTACTTTAGCAGAAAGTGACATTAATTATTCCTCCACCAACCAGCACCTACACCTGTAGCACCTCTTCGAATAAGTGGACGAAGGGGTTTAATAACAAAGTTTGGCGTAATAGAAATTCGAGTAACATCATTGTTTGAATCACTTAAACTAATATTACCAATACTAATACTTTCGTATGTTTGTGTTGTTTGAGCCAATAAGTCTTCATTATTTAGTAAGTGTAGAGCTTGCTCGTAAACCGCTATCTTTACTGCGTTAGGTATTTCAGTAGTTGAAAATGTAACTTGTAATCCTAGTCGATTATCATAGTAAAGAGCGTTTTTACGAGGCCATGCAAGAGCTTGGGAAGGACTAACAGCGGAGCCAATCCACGGATTGTTGTCAATAATTTGTGTAGCAGTAACTAGTGCGTCTTCACGAGTTGCTTCTGTAGCTGTATCCCAGCTTGCAGAATCAATACGGGTTTCAAAGTATTCACTAGCATCTGTTATTTCTACATAACTATTAGTATTAAGAACTAAAGCCATTAGTCCCTCCTAGCTTAATTATGAGTGGTAAACAGGCAAGATGCCAAGGTTTAGTGCATCCATTTTACGAGTATACGAAGCAGATGCGGCGTAGTTAGCGTTGGTTGCAAAGGCGTTGGTTGCGCCAGCCCAGTCATAACCCATTGGGTGCATGATGAAACCATAACGATACCAGATGTTTGTAGAACCACCACCAGTGTAAGCAGCCGCATTGCGGTCAACTTCAACAGGAGTAGGTGTGTTCACAGGTGCAAAAGAAACAGAACCCGGCTTCAAGATGAAAGAACACTTAGAAGACTGTGCGTTCAAGTCACCAGAGGCTGGTGTAATTGTTTGGCTTGCACGAGTCATGATCAAGCGGAATTTACCACCGAATACTGTTGAGAACTCAAGGTTGCCATCAGTTACGGTTGTGTCATCTACCAAGTTAGCCGCACGCATTTCGGCCATAACTTCAGGAGAAGTTGCTAGATACATGAAGTCTGGCTCATGGTCTTTATAGGCCATGCCGATTGCTTTAAAGAGGCGCTCACCACGAGCAGCACCAATAGCAGAGGAGTCAAACAGTTTACGCTCATCAGAGGAACCTGTTGCTGCTGCGCCAAAGTCGCCAGCTGCGTTAACGTCTACAAAGAAGCCTGTGTTAGCTGCGTCTGCGTCTGTATCGAAAGAAACGATACCGCCGTTACCAGTACCACCAGCGTCACCAAGAGCAACTTCGTGGGCTGCAACACCTTTAAGAACAGACAACAAAGCATTACCTTCGTCATCGCCACGTACTTGTGCAAAGTCACGGGCAATCTTTGCAAGACCGTCTTGCTTAGATACAACTTCTTGCAAGTTAACTTGTTGTGCACCAAAGGTACGAACAGTCTTGACATAGTTGGCAATGTCAGTTGTGATGTCGGTGTAAGTACCGTCTGTTGCAGAAGACAATGATGGAACATTGATGTTTGCAGACAGTGGTTTGTACCAACGGAACTGACCAATAAAGGATTCGCCATCAGCGTTGATGTCGTCACGTTGACCAACGATGCCTGTTGAGTTTAGTTTCTTTTCAGTTGTGTAAGCTTCGTCTGCATAAGCAGAGATTGCGAGAGCTACATTTTGAAAGTCTGTATTTGTAATAGCCATGATTTATTTCCTTGTGGTAACTATTATATATTAATAAGAGTAATTGCCTAATTGACCTTTTGAGGCCAAGGCGAGAACT